GTCCGTTAGTGAAAATAACTTAGCTGATTTTTTATTTTTTGAGAATATAAACGGATTTAATTTTGTATCATTGACTAAGTTATATGGTATAGAACCACTTTTCACAGTAAATTTTTCACCTAAAAATATTTCAGATAATATTGGTACAGAATTTTTTGGTGTAAGAGATTATAACATAAGTACATCTTTTGATGTTTTAGAAAACACAAAAAATGGTTTTTATTCAAATCGATTTATTGGTTTTGATATTTTAACACGGACATTGGTTGAAACAGATTTGGGCATAAAAAATCATTATAAAGGTAAACACTTGAATGATAGCCCAAACGCATATGCTTCTTTGAATAGAGATGGAAAAGATCCTGGTTTAATGCCATTTTCAAAAGTAAGTTTGTATCCATTTCAATTGTATAGAAATTACCAACAATATTTAAAATCAAATGACACCAGTAAATCATTGTTGATTGATGATACACATAAGTATGTACCTCAAAGAAAAGCTATTCTTTATAATCTTTTACAAAAAAAGATGACTATTACTTTACCTGGTAATTTTTCATTGAGTTCTGGTTTTGTTTTGAATGTTGATGCACATTCATTTGCCGTTGAGTCTGATCCAACCGATAAAAAAGATGATTCCATTTCTGGTAAATATTTAATTATTGCAACAAGGCATCTTATTAGTCCAAAAAAACACGAAACTTTTTGTGAATTAGCTTCAGACTCTACAAATAACGGAGTTATTCTTTCTTCAGACCCTACATTACAACAATCTAAATACAAATAATGGAAAATACAAATTTTGCCGGAAAAGACGGATTTATATGGTGGGTTGGTGAAATAGAAAACAGAGCCGATCCATTAGCAATAGGAAGATGCCAAGTTAGAATATTTGGCTGGCACAGTTCAAACAAATTAAAAGTACCTAAAGAGGATTTACCTTGGGCGCATCCAATGTATCCACTCAACTCAACAAGAATGTTTTCTGCACCACAAGTTGGTGAATGGGTTGTTGGATTTTTCTTAGATGGTGAAAACGCACAACAACCTGTAATGATGGGTATTTTACCGGGAATGAAAGTGAAATGAGCGAACAATTACAAAATTTACATACACTAACAGCAAAAGCTACTATAGCACACAAAAAGTATCTTGCTGGTGTAATAACAAAAGAAGAGTTTGTTCAACAAATAGATGACATTGATTGCCATTGTCATAGTGATATTGTATTGGATGAAAAACATGCCGAATTGGATGCTTGTTACAGAGAATCATTAGACGGTATTTTAAGACTATATCATTTGGAGAACAATAAGTGATTATTCCACAACCAATATTGAGTACAGGTGATAATATATCACCATCAACAGCCGCTGATGGTCCAGCGATTGGCGGACCAACTTATCCGTCAACTCCAGCTGCTAGGGGTGATGTTTCTGGTAGTATTGCTTCAACAAATGCTTCTTTAGTTCATTCTTGTGATTTTGCAAATGATTTAAAGAAAAATATTGGATTAAAAAAGTTTTTAAAAGCAGTTGCAAAATGGATTAGAGAAGGTATTAGAAAAATACAACAGTTGATGGGCTTTAGTGATCCATCTGGTACTTTTTCTGAAACCATTAATATGTTAAAATCAGCAGCAGAATTTATTAGATATGTTGTCAAAGAATACATAGAACCAATTATTGAATTTGAAAAATATGTATTAGCTGTAATTGTTAAAATTAGAGCAATCATTCAATGGATTTTAAGTTTACCTGCAAAATTACTTGCGTTGTTAAGAGATTGTTTAGCAAAATTATTAAAAAGCATAGCAAGTCTTTTTGCTGATGCATGGGCAGAGGCAAGTGCAGAAATACAAGGTGCAGATTCTGGAAAAGGATTCGAAGAGTTGAGTGCCGCAGTAAAAGATACAGTTGCTGCCGCAAAAGAATTATTAACTGCATCAACTACAGCAGCCGGATTAGCAGTAGGTATTGCAGTTTCTGGCACAGTAGGTTTATTGGCGCCAGTTAGTGAATCGGATATTGCAGGCGCAAATAAAACAATTACTGCATATTCTGGTTCTGTTCCATCTGCGTTGGAAGTTCCTTCTGATCCAGACTTTTTGAAGAAATCTACACCTTAGGAAATATTATGGCAACAAGTGATTACGATAAGGCATATGCAACGATAAGTGCTGCTCTAGCATCCAATCCATCAACAAATTTATTCACTGAGCCTCCTTCTCCTGCGGATCCGGATCATCCACCATTATATCCACACAATCAAATTTTCGATAGTGAATCTGGACATTCAGTTCAATTAGATGATACTCCTGGTAGAGAACGAGTCCGTATACAACATGGTAAATCTAAAAACTTCATCGAAATGCATCCAAATGGAGACCAAGTTGTAAAAGTATTTGGTGAAAATTTTGATATTACAATAGGCAAAAAAAATGTTTATGTTACTGGTGTTTGTAATATTGTAGTCAAAGGTGATTGCAATATGCAAGTAGATGGTGACTTCAATCAAGAAGTTAATGGTGACTACAATCTCGCTGTTAAAGGCAAGGTGAATGTTCGTGGTGTTAAAGACATTTCAATTTCTGGTGATAGTGATGTTGGCATTAGTGCAAATGAAAAATTTGGTGGAGCATTAAGATTATCAGCCGCACAGAGTTTAAATTTAGGTTCAGACTTGTATATCAATGGTTCTATTACTTGTGACACACTTACTGCTGAATCCAGAGTTAATGCAGGTATGGGCGTATATGCTGGTCCTTATGGATTCACCTCATCACTTGGTGGATTGAGTTTGGGTATTCCAACTCCAGCAACACCAGTTGCAACTCCAGGATGTATTAATATTGTTGGTTCTTTGACTGCATTGGGCTCAGTCAATGCGCCGGTTGGTAACTTCTTAAAGACTAATGTTGGATTAGCAACAAACGGTATATCAACTTCAATTTTGGGTGCAGATTTAATTAATGATATTTTGTATGACTTTCATATTCACCCAACACCAAAAGGTCCAACTGGACTCACAACTGCACCAATGATGAGCGCTTAATTATGGCAACATTATTTCAAAAATTAGGATACAATTATAGTGACCCACATGGTGATGTAACTAGTCTATCTGCTGATACAATCGAACACTTAGATTCTCTCCCATCAATTATTGAAGATTGGCAATCACAAGATATCTCTGATAGTAATGTTGGTGGATACAATCAAAATCCCTTAGGTACAATATCGACCACTATTGCTACAACAGCAAATCAAATTATGAATCTTACAAGCACTATTGAGCTTTATGATAATGCTGGTGTTAGTTCTATAATGGCAAATGTTGCAAATGCAGCGAATAATTTGATTTCAACAATGAATGCTTTCAAAGACCACACAGATAGAGTTTCTGGTGTGACTTCGTATTCTGATTACATCACAGAAGCCGGTTCTAGTATTGCTTCAACAAAACCATTTAAAGATACAATTAAGGGTTACAGTAAACTTCTAATGTATGTCATTTATCAAACAGACGGAATTAGTAACACATCTATCATGTATGGTGCTCAAACAAGTTTGTTTACTGGACCAGAAGCTAATACATATTCTAATACTTTGACAACATATAAAACTACAGTAAATTCAAGTATTTACATTTCAGGTCCAAACACCAAGTCTACATTGACCTCAACTCAAGCAAATACAATTAATATTGGTATCAATGAAATGCTTACTTTTTTTGATACTCGCAGAACGCATGATGAAACATTTTTTACTAATATGAAAACCATGGTTTCCGACTATCAAAAAACAAGACAATTTTCAAATATGGGTGAATCAGAAACAAATTTAGTTAATAACTATACAGGCACAAGTAAGATTCTTACCAGAATTAACTCATAAATAGAAGATGGCAACCGTAACCACAAACATAGTCGCAGCTTATAGTGATTTGGACTTGAATTTCACTATACATCCTGTTAGAAAAGATATCAACCGCTACACAAATGAGACAGCGGTTGTGAATTCTATTAAGAATCTTATTCTGACAAATCATTATGAGAGACCATTTCAACCAGACATTGGTAGTAATGTTCGCCGTCTTTTGTTCGAAAACATGGACACTATTACGGCAACAACATTAGAAAAAGAAATTGAACAGACTATTAAGAATTATGAACCAAGAGCAAACATATCTAGGTTGAATGTTTCTCCAGACTACGATAATAATGGATTT